ATGGTAGTACCGGATAGTTGTTTCATATCATTTATCTCCCTTAGAGACCTTGACCCGCCCGCTACCGGCGGGTCTTTTTTTGCTTAAGTCTTGCACACTTACGTCCGAAATAGTGTATAGTAATCTAAAACTAGGGCCACGAGTGTAGTAGATGCCATACGCCGAAGATTTTGGGGGTATATACCTAATACGAAACAGCACTACCGGTAACGGGTATGTTGGGCAGTCAGCACGTATGCGCAAGCGAATAGCTGACCATTTTAATTTGCTTCGTAGAGGTACGCACCCAAACCCACATTTACAACACGCCTTTAATAAATATGGTGAGGACGCGTTCTCCTACGATTTTGAAGTTGTGTGTGAGTCGCCTACAGAAAGGGACCTGCTTGAAGAGGCATATTTAACGGGGCAGGTAGTGTTTGACGCTACTCCGATATACTACAACATATCTAAGACAGCGCAGGTTCCCATGCGGGGGCGGAGTCACACGGAAGAAACTAAGGAAAAAATACGCAGAACTAAACGCGGTAACGTAGAGCATGTTACTGAAAAGTATAGAAAAAGACTAAGAGCGGCCCAACAGAAAAGATTTTTTTCAGACCCTAAATTCGTAGCGAAAATAAAGTTTATCGTAGATAATGAGGATATGTCTTACGCGGAGCGCGGGCGTATTCTTGGCATTGACACTAGTTCAGTGCGTAAACATGCACTCCGTTATTCACATTTAAGAGGGACCCTCTAATGGCTAATACAAATTTTACCGGGCCAGTCATCTCGACCAACGGCTTCATCGGCGCAGTTACCGGCAACACGACAGGCAACGTAACCGGCGGCATCGACGCTAGAACTGGCTACGTGATCCTCTATAGCACGACCGCCGCTGCAATCGCTGACATTACTGACGCTGTAAACACCTCCGACAAAGAAGTTGGCACCATCGTCTTTGACACAACAAATAGCAAGCTGAAAATCGCAACTGGCGATGCAGCCGCTGACACTTGGGTTGACGCCGACGGCACTAATGCTGTAACTCCATCATAAGGTTAATCCTTACTAACTGAAGGAGAGACCCATGAGTTTCAGCAATATTCAATCCGTCACTAAGACGGCGGATGCCTCAGCCGTCACAGGCCGTACTCGTCTGGTGGGGGTGTATTTCACTAATACAGCCACCGCGTCATCTTTTGCTTTGAAAGATGGCACTACAGACTCAGGCACAGCTAAGTTAACCATCAATACTCCCGCTGTTGCAGGAGCTCAGGACCTGATGATCCCAGATATGGGCATTTTGTTTGAGGATGGTATTTATATCGACGTCAATGACGTCAATATAACTAGTGTGACCCTCTTGTTTGAGGGCGGAGCTGCGGCCTAATGGCTAGCAAAAAGGGAATGGGCATCAAAACCTCCGTCAAGTCGGGCAATTTTCGCCCGACTAAGAAGGGGGCAGGGATGACCGAGAAGGGTGTAAAAGCCTATCGGAAAGCCAATCCCGGCAGCAAGCTAAAGACCGCAGTTACCGAAAAGAATCCTTCGGGGGCTAGGGCAAAAAGACGTAAGTCGTTCTGCGCGCGATCTGAAGGACAGATGAAACAGTTTCCAAAGGCTGCTAAAGACCCTAACAGCCGCTTACGACAAGCACGCAAGCGTTGGAGATGCAGATGAAGAAGCCCGCAGCAAAAAAGCCTGTTAGAAAAATGTCTACGGGGGGCTCGGCTACTAAATCTAGGGTCAATGAGGCGGGTAACTATACCAAGCCTACAATGCGTAAGAGGCTTTTTGAGCAAATAAAGTCTGGAGGCAAAGGCGGTAAGCCGGGCCAATGGTCTGCTCGAAAGGCTCAAATGCTAGCAAAAGAATACAAGGCCAAAGGTGGGGGCTATAGAAGCTAATGGCCGGATTGAAGAAGCCCCAAAGATCATTAAAGGCATGGACTAAGCAGAAATGGCGAACCAAAAGTGGCAAGCCATCGACGCAAGGACCTAAAGCTACTGGAGAACGATACTTGCCTGAGAAGGCAATAAAATCGATGAGTAGTAAACAGTACGCAGCCACCACCCGCAAGAAGCGGGCCGATACAGCGAAAGGGAAGCAGTTTTCAGCACAACCAAAGAAAATTGCTTCTAAAGTCAAACGACATCGAAAAGTGAGGTGATCCAAATGGCAGGACGTGGAATGGGTATGGCCACTAAGGGTGGTGGATGCGTTGGTTCAGGACCCCGCAATAAAGTCATTAAGCAGACCAGTAAAACCACTGGCCCCGTCATGATGAACAAAGGCGGCATGGCCCAGAAGAAAATGGGCGGCGGAATGATGAAGAAATACCGTAAAGGCGGGATGACCTGTAAGTAATGGCTACCTCAGGAACAACAGACTTTAATCTCTCGATAGACGACCTCGTAGAAGAGGCGTTCGAGCGTTGTGGCATGCAGATGACTGCAGGCTATCAGCTAAGCTCGGCCCGTCGGTCCTTGAATCTGTTGTTCTTGGACTGGGCCAATAGAGGATTAAACCTTTGGACCATTGAGCAGGCTACTTACTCGCTTAGTCAGGGGGATGCTGAAATATCGCTACCTACTGACACTGTTAATGTTTTGACTGCGGTAATACGCCAGACAATTAACGGTCAGCAGCAAGACATCAACATTGAAAGAATAGGACGGGAAGAGTACCTGAACGTGCCAGATAAGCTCACTCAGGCTAGGCCTTCTCAAATCTATATTGAAAGAACGAATACGCCCAAGGCGTATTTATACCCAGCTGCTGACAAGGCATATACATTGGTTTATTACCGTATACGCCGTATGGAAGATGCCGGCGACTATACTAATACTACCGACGTTAACTTCAGGTTCTTACCCTGTTTAGCGTCGGGTTTAGCGTACATGCTTTCCCTGAAGTATGCCCCAGAGCGAACTGGCGCGCTTCAACAAATGTACGAACAGGATTTCCAACGGGCCGCGATGGAGGATAGGGACACTGCAAGTACCTATTTCCTGCCCGACGTAGGGGCATAAAATGGCGCATGCAACGGGTAAATACTCATACGCCCTTTGTGACTACTGCGGGCAGCGCTACCCTTACCAGACTCTGAAGAAGAACTGGAAAGGGTTTATGGTTTGTCCAGAGGACTATGAGCCTAAAGAGCCCCAACTGGACCCGTTAAAGTATAGAGGCGATGCGATTGCACTTCAGAATCCTCGCCCAGACAGAACAGAACCACTGGATGTTTATGTTAATAGCACTGGTGGGGATACACCTTTTGAGACAGTGCCGGGGTCAATGCAGCCGGCGCCATCGACAATAGCAGTTGAAGGCGTGGCTACTCTTGGAACGGTTACGGTGGTGACTACATGACCTATGACGAGCTAGTGACAAATATTCGTAACTACACCGAGGTAGACAGCAACGTCTTCTCTAACTCAGTGATAGATACGTTTATTTTGATGGCGGAGAACAGGATTCTTCGAGACATCGATCTTGACGTTTTTAAGGTCGAAGCCACGGCAAACATGACTTCTGGCAATAGGTTCTTGGTGGCGCCAAGCGATATTCTGACACATCGCTACATAATGGCGACGTTGAGCGGAGATCAGACCTTTTTGGAGTTCAGGGATACTTCTTTCATGAAAGAGTATTGGCCTGATTACACTCAGACAGGAACACCCAAGTATTATTCTGTGTGGGACCAGAACACGTTTTACATTGCTCCCACGCCAGACGCTAATTACGCAGTTCAGTTAGGATACATATACAGGCCACAGCAGCTATCCTCATCCAACACTACAACTTGGATTAGTAATAACGCTCCTGAAGCGCTTTTATATGCGTGCCTGATTCAGGCATATAGTTATACGAAGGGCCCGCTTGAAATGCTGCAGTATTTTGAAAACAGCTATAAGCAGGCAATTCAGGGTCTTGGCATAGAGCAGCAAGGTCGCCGCCGCCGAGATGAATTTAGAGACGGCATGATTAGATTGCCGATTAGATCGGAATCGCCCGGACCGTAACATTTAAGAGAGGAAAAAAATGGCTATCACACAAGCTATGTGTACATCGTTCAAAGTCGGAGTCTTAGACGGCACTTTCGACTTTAGTAGTGGCACGTCTCAGGTATTTAAACTGGCCCTGTACACTTCGTCAGCTACACTTGATTCGACTACCACTGCGTATTCGGTTACTAATGAAGTTTCAGGAACAGGCTATTCTGCAGGTGGTGGCACGTTGACTATCTCAACGAACCCAACATCTAGTGGAACAACGGCGTTCTTAGATTTTGCTGATTTGACTTTTTCAACAGCGACGATCACCGCTCGTGGTGCCCTGATTTACTTGGCTGACGGCGTGACTAATCCTGCTGTTGCAGTTCTGGATTTCGGCTCTGATAAGACCTCTACTGCGGGTGATTTCACTATTGTGTTCCCTGCTGCTGACGCGAGCAACGCGATTGTCCGTATCGCTTAAGAGTAAAGTGTAATGGCTGACGGTTGGGGTCGTAACACTTGGAGTTCAGGCTCTTGGGGTGAAGGCGTTGATGTAACCGTCCGCTTCGGTGGTTGGGGTAGAGGTTCGTGGGGGCAAGGTTCGTGGGGAGAATCTTTAAGTCTTTCCGCGACTGGTCAGGTTGGGTCTGTCACCGTTCAGGAAGGCGTTGGGGTATACGTCACTGGCGTACAAGCTACCACAGCCCTTGGCAATATTGCGGTTGAGGCCGATGGAGCGATAGAAGCTCTCGGCAATGCAGCTACAGGCGAGATCGGAACCCCACTAGTAGAAGCCGACGCTATTGTCGCAGTTACAGGCGTTCAAGGTACAACGGCGCTAGGCATAGCAGGTCCGATAACTACAGTAGCCATAAACGTCACAGGCGTAGTTGCTACAGGCACAGCGGGTAATGTAGAGATAATCGGTGATTCCTCACTCGATGCTACAGGCTTAGAAGCCACGTCTGCTCTTGGTAGCGTTACCGTAGAACTAGTTTTAAATGTAGATGTTACGGGAGTACAAGGCACTACAGCGCTAGGCGAGACCGAGGAAACAGGCACTGCAAACGTATACTTAACTGGAGTGCAGGCTATAGGCGAGGTAGGTAATGTAATAGTCTGGGGCAGAATAGTCCCAGACCCCGGCACAGGATGGACAGAGGTCCCCGTGGATCAAACACCAAATTGGAGCAAGATAGCAGCATGAAAACAGTAAATGAGGCGGTAAAATTAGAAAACGCAATCGATCCCAAGCATGAAGTCGAAGTAGTTTGTGCAAATTGTGGCTATGATCTTGATGCGTCTGAGATTTCCGCAGATACTTGTTCAGACTGCGGTGAAGCCCTAAACTTACGACAGAATACAAAGATTTACGCGACAAGCGTCCCTGCTGCCGGGGGCAGCACCTTAGTTTAAGAACTGGAGGCCCAAATGGCTACTTATGTAAATAATTTACGGCTTAAGGAAATCGCCACTGGCGATGAAAGTGGCACTTGGGGCACCAGTACCAACACAAACCTTGAGCTGATTACCGACGGTTTTAGCTACGGCACGAAGCAAATGGCGGCAGACGCCAACGAAACCTTCACCATGCCTGACGCTACAGCAGATGCT